TCGCTATGCTTGTGTAAACATCACGAACTACCACACCATTGAATTTCGTATGTTCCGCGGCACGCTGAAATACAATACGCTGATTGCAACTCTGGAACTCGTGGACAAGATTTGTGAGCTTGCAACAGATCTCACAGATTCTGAACTGAAATCTGTAAGCTGGTCAGACTTCGTAGGCTCGCTTGATGACAGTACCGAGCCCGAACTTATTACATACCTGAAAGAGCGCCAGCTCTACATAAATACGCCAATCACCAGTGAGGAGGACGATTAATATGTGTGCAATTTTCGGCTTGATAGACTACAACCATACCCTTAATGCGAAGCAGCGAGAGAAGCTGCTTCGTGTGCTTTCCGAGGAGTGCGAGGAGCGAGGAACCGATGCTACTGGTTACGCATTCAACCACAATGGCAAACTCACAATTTACAAGCGTCCGTATGCTGCTCACAAAGTGCACCTGCGCTTGCACGATGATTCCAATGTCATAATGGGACACACCCGAATGGCAACGCAGGGCAACAAGCTTGATAACCGTAATAACCATCCGTTCCCCGGCAAGGTTGGAAATACGAGCTTCGCTCTAGCGCACAACGGAGTGCTTCACAATGACGTCAGACTTCGCAAGCAGATGTCGCTGCCGAATACTCCAGTCAAGACGGATAGCTACATAGCTGTGCAGCTTCTGGAACAGCAGAAATCCCTCGACATACAGTCCATCTCCGAGATGGCTGAGCTTGTCGAGGGCTCTTTTGTGTTTACCGTGCTTGATGACAAGAATAACATCTATTTAGTCAAGGGCGATAATCCACTTGCATTGTACCATTACGAAACTTGCGGACTGTATGTCTACGCCAGCACGGAGGTGATTCTCGACCGTACTCTCACTAGGCTCGGAATCATAAGCATAGAGCACCAGAAAATCAACACTACCTGCGGAGACATTCTGAAAATCGACAGTACAGGCGCAATGGAACATGGAATGTTCGATACCACAAACCTGATGATGTACGACTATCGTTATTTCCGTCGTGATTGGTGGAATGTTCCCGAGCCATGCGAGAATGAACCGCAGGACATAAGGCAGCTCAAAGACTTCGCAAGCTCTATCGGAGTGTCACGGGAAGACATCGACCTGCTCCTCAGCTATGGATATTTCGTGGAGGAGATAGAAGAAATGCTCTACCAGCCCGGAGTGATTGAGGAAGCCTTGTGCGAAATTCTGAACGAATGCGCATACGACTATTGTGGTGAATTCTGAGTGTTCGGAAATCTCACCCACATTGCGGACATATCCGGAAAGCGCCGAACCGATATTTGCGAACGCAGAATCACGGCGCTTTCCGGTTTCCGTTAAAGTATACTTTATCGAACGGAGGTCCTATGGGAAGAACATACGGTTACGCACGAGTTTCAAGCACGGAGCAGAATCTCGACCGTCAGATCGAGGCGCTCCTTGAATACGGCGTTGAGGAACGTGACATCGTTACGGACAAGCAGTCCGGCAAGGACTTTCAGCGTAAAGGCTACCTTGCTTTGAAAAATCAAATGCTCCGCCCCGGCGATACGCTCGTCATCAAGGAGATGGACAGGCTCGGCAGGGATTACGGCGCGATCAAGGACGAGTGGCTCGACATTCAGCGCATGGGCGTTGACATAGTGATAATCGACACGCCGATACTGAACACGAAAGAGAAATCCGACCTTGAAAAGAACATGATTTGCAGCATTGTCTTTGAGCTGCTCGCCTACACCTCCGAAAAGGAACGCCGTAAAATCCGCATTCGCCAGTCCGAGGGAATCAGACTGGCGCTCGACAAGGGCGTGAAATTCGGCAGACCTGAAACTGCACTACCTGACAATTACGCCGAGGTGATTGACCTGTGGCAGTCTAACCAAATTACAGCCGTAGAGGCAATGAAACACTTGGGCATGAAGAAAACCACATTCTACAAACTGGCTCGCAAGCTGACGAACAAATGATTATCAGCGGCGAGCCGCTTTTATATAGATCAACCGGTGCTTCGTTTGTGGAGCACCGTTTTTTTGTATTGACAATGGATAGATTTTGTAATATAATCAATATAGAGTTGTGATATTTCATTATGGCTGGAAAATAATAAGGAGAACAAATAGCATGAAGAAAAATAATAATACCTCCGAACTTGATGATCTCCTTGCAAATGTAGAAGATATTGATTTTGTCTTTGAAGACGATACTATATCTGATACAGATGAATCGGATGAGAGCGAAGAAGATGACTTACCGGAAGATTTTTTTGACGATGATTCTGAAGAAAATGATCTGTATGAACCAGATGGTACACCGAAGAAACATTCCTTTGTGGTCGGCGACAAGGTAATGACATCTATCTTTCCGGAGCGCTTTTTTGATTCCGATTATGAAATGAACACGAATGAGAAATTATATATCATTGATTGTTCAAAAGAGTGGGCGCAGGCACGTCAGGAATATGATAATTTAATGGAAGAGTACTACCTCCGGACTGAAAAAGTAAACCAGCTTACTGAGAGCAATAATCCTCCATGTTTTGAAGTCAGAGATGAGCCTGCTGATAAAGTGGCTAGGATAAAGTACCGCTTTTCGAGCATACTGGGCGATTTTGACAAAAGCAACACTGATACTATCTTTAAGGTCTATCCGGTGGATATCAGCCGGGAATGTGTCAGCAATGTGATTTTTGATAAAATTAAGAGCAGGGATATCAAGATAAGAAATCCTCTGAAGATAACCGGTTTCATCGAAGATATTGCCTTTCCTATTGGGCGGTAAAACCTATTATATATCATCGTAAGGTCAATGGCAGAGATGAATTATTCAACTATTATGAGATTTACACCAGGAATAACGTACGTTGTGTGATATGTCCTCCACAGAGTCTGAAAAAGGTCCTGGAATCAAGCGGCAGCGACTATGATTATTCCATAATTTCAAGGCAGATAATCGAGAGCGAAAAAATACTCCAGCCTGAATCAGTCGAACGCTCGTTTGCTTTCCGGTGGTTCAGAGATATGCTGCCGATAAATGAAACGACCGCACTCTCTGACGCTGAAACAAAAAAACTCGTTGGGCTGCCCCGTGGAACTCAGAAGCTCATTTTTTCGATTTTGGGATATTCCGTGCTGTCTCTGTTTGTTCCGGATATGGGTGAATATGATGAGCCGCCTAAGGTAGTTGCGGGAAACATAGTTGCGCAGACTTCTCAGGTAAAGGATATCATTTCGGCTGTTTCTGCTTGTTTTGTATCAGCCGGAGGCAGCGACCTAATTAAGCCAAAGTACCTTTCTCTCAAACCGGACGAGTCCCTGAATTCACAGAATTGCGAGCGTCGTCTTATCGTTATCGATACGACAGCTATGCGTGGCAGGGATAAGGAACAGAAACTCTTTCAGACGATACTTGACGATTATATACGATATGCGGAGCAGAAGATCGTTCCGGTTGCATATCCGGATATAGGGTGGCTGCCTCTGGTGATCAGTACCGATGAACGTGACGAGCGATTCTACAATATTGATATTCAAAGCGCAGATTTATCAATGGTTACAGAGGTTACAACAGTGTTACGAAAGCTGTACCGCAACGCCCTTGTGGGGATATCCGAAAGCGGTTTTGCCAGGCTGCGTGAAACTGTAATTGCATGGGCTGATGAGAAAGTGACCGAGCGGAATGCCACTGGCGCATACAGCTCCAGATACAAGAGTATGCCGGATTTCCTGTATGCCTGCTGCAGGTATTGCGCCGCCGGTGATGATGAATTGATTCAGACGGTCCATAATGTCATGTATGATGCTACCGGGGATTGGCCTGAGCATATGGGCGGCTCTTCTCAGAAAGATGAGAGGTATCTCAAAGTTGCTGATTTGATCAACGAACAACTTCAGAATGGCATTATTCCCGATGAGCAAAAAGGCGATGATTGCAAAGATGCCGCATTCCGTTATTTGCATAAGGGAACACCGTGTGTATGCCTGGGAGAGCAGTATATTGACGGTCTGATTAAGCATTTGAATATATCCGGTTATCAGGCAGGAGATTTCATTCAGCACTGCGCCGAATATAATATACTGAAAGACGGGCAGCGGAGTATTACCGTGAAATTCAACGGAAAATCCAGCCGATTCACAGCAATTGATATTTCTAAGATGTAATCAATTCTGGCATTACCGACGATGGTAATGCCAGTTTTTGTTGCATCATTCGGTAAATTGTGAGCTGTAACCGACACTGTGACCGAATGTGTTTAGAAGTATGCAATGCCAGCAATAATGCGGAGTTACACGGTTACAAGGTTGCAGCTATTTTTTGAAATGCATATATCCAGAATATGAATATCAACCTGCCTTTAGGGAGATTCCCAGAGTGAGATTTCAATTTGTTGCTTACCTTTGTGCCCGGGGTTACGGGATATCCGTCTGTATTAATATTCTATGTGAGTATGAACACTGTATGTAGCCTCTGTTATGTGCGTCTCATTCCGGGTATTCTGATTTCCTGCTGCCTTTTTAATTATGTAAGGCGCACCATAAATTATAATTCGGGCTGCCTTTTGTGAACCTCTGCGTTTGTCAGAGCCATTCAAACAGACTGGGCAGATCACAAATGGATTTCTTTGCCGGGAGCGGCACCGGGTTTACCCCGATATTTTCAAACTTGTCTATCATTTGATGATAGGCTCTGCTGTCCAGCTTTGGATCCTCCTGCTCCATGGCACGACGTGCACTGAACATTCCGTGCTTCTGTGCAACGAGTTCGGAAAACCTGCACATTCTGTTCCGCATCTTTTTCCTGTTCACCTGTTCGCATATGAGGCGGTTGACCTCGCTTAGCTTATAGCTTGCTCCGTCAACTATAAACTTAGACAATATCTCATAAAGCAGGTCGTCGCTGTTATTTATGAACCAGAGCAACGTATCTGAATTCGTCAGGGTAATTTCATGCTTACACTTAATTTTATTTACATTGAGAATGCGGTATTCTGCACGCAGTATTCCGTGAGCTTCATCGCTTGGGTGACCGATTTTTTCAAGCTGCCGCTCTTTGTCATATAAGGATAGTTCAGCAACGCCGCTTCTGGATCTGGCAGTAAATCCGGCGACCTTGTCAAACCTTTTTCCGTATTCTTTTTTACCATAGACCTTATAAGACTTTGTCGCGCCAGCACGATACATCTGCCGGATATACGCTGATACCAGTTCTGCGCTCCCTACGTCTATATTACTGCAGATATCAACTCTGGACAGCCTTAGCCTGTCTATTTCAAATTCATCGCCCAGCCAGCTGCTGAGCTGCCAGTTTACCATTTCAATAGCTTCCTGGGCGTTGCTTTCGTTGATTATCTTTACAAGCCCGTCTGCTACCAGTACTTTTTGAAGATTTACTATGAATTTTATATAATAATCATTGTGGTTTGCTATGAGGTGAACCTGGATTCCAAGCCCCATAAATTTAAGCAGCCTATGGCATTTATAGCCTGGATTATTGCTTCTGTCGTAGAATATCTTATATCCTTCTTTCTGGCAATCGGTTTGTGCACGGTCCAGGAACTCCTGATATTTCAGGTATCCGTTTTCGCCTTTGCCAAATGATTTGCTGAGTTCAAATGTGTGTATGCTCATTTCCTTTCTCCTCAATATATATAGTAGTAAAAATATACACTTTAGTGGAAGAACGCCCGCTTATGACACGGCGGTGCCGCACTCATAGGCGTGTTGTCTTGAAACCACCTGTGCATTTACTACGATGTATGGAGGAGAATATTTTTATATAGGATAGAAAAATCCGCCCTGTTTAATATCAGAGCGGATAGTGTTTTGGATTCAGAGTTCTTATTTTCGCTCCAGGCTCAGAAGAGTTTTGTATTCGTCTGAATTGAGCCTTGCCGGGCGTGGCAGAACTGACGGAATCAGGTAAGAGGGAAATTTCAGCGGACTGTCGGCGCTGTAAAAGGTCTTTAAGAAGTAGTCGGTGTATGGGCTGGTATTTCTGTAATATCTGCGCTTGATAATATAGAGGCTCTCGGAAAATAACCTGTTGATCGTTTCTGTATTCCTGAATGAAGGGTTTATTGGCTTGCTTGCGGGTTTGGATAAGTTTATGGTATCCAGCATTTCTTTATATCGAGAGTGCGCGGATAATTTACCCAGAAAGCTAGCAAGCTCTCCAAATGAAATGTTATTTTTAACCAGACTATATGATAATGTGAAAATGACCGGATAGTAAATATAGTTGAGCAGGTCAACGCTTTCACGACACGCCATAAAGCTTGAATCATAGTTCGTCATTTGAGATGAGATTCCTTCGTTATGCAACGGTGTGTGGTAAAGCGTGGTAGCTTGATCTTTCTTTTTTACATAATTGAATAGCTTGTCTGTATAGAACACATTGTCAAGAGTTGCAATGCTCAGCAGCTGATTATAATCCAGCTCATACTCCTCTGGAGCACTGTCAATAAGATCAAAGAACTCTCGGTAAAAATTAAAATGATATATTCTTTCTGATAAATAATCGTTTATCAGCCTGATCCCTTTCATTTTATTTGTATCGAGTTCTGATTCTGGACTGATTTTATCCAGGTTATTAAAAATTGTTAATTGACAAGGAAACAAGGGGACGCGAAATAAGGTGGAAGAAACCGAAAGAACCCGTCAATGACCGGGAGAAATGGCGTAATAGAGCCGTTTGTAAGCGCAAGGAAATGCAATTGAATAAAAAGAGTGCCGAGAGTGGTTGTCAATCACTTTCGGCGCTTTTTTGCTGTTAAACGGACGAAATGAGCTAACGGCTGGAAAAGTTTGCGGGGCGTTTAAAGAATTTAAAAGAGGTGTCTAAACGGCTGTATAATGCGGTTTAAAGCTATCAACGTGATTTAAACGTGCTTTTAAAAAGATGTATTTTTAATACAGGTTATGTAAATTGTAGCAACTAACTCAACGTACAAAATAACGGCTGTCAACGAACAACTTCGTTGACACGCAAAAACGGCGCGAAAACATTCAATTCGCGCCGTTTTTTGTGCAATTTTTTATACTATTAAAAATGTGTTTTAGAAACTACATCGGCAATGCCTATTACTTTTCCAAAGCAAACTACAGTTTCGTGCTTGCTGAGATCAATCGGCTTGTACTTTTTGTTGTAAGAAATCAAAAATCTTCCGCCGTATTCTTTAATGCAGACATTCCCGTCAATTAGGAAAATACCTACCTCTCCTTTGCGAACGCACGGGCAGGATTCTACTAGGACTATATCGCCGCTGTGAAATTCGTCTTCCATACTATCGCCGGAAATAGGAATAGCAAAGTCAGCGGCTAGTGCTTCCGGAGTGCTGCGGACGGTTATTGTTTCAGCGCTTGCTTCGTCAAGGTATAATCCTGTTCTAGCGCAAGCCGCATTGCTGTAGTATGTTTTGTCACAAGTACCGTTTAAGGGCAAGCATTTATCTATAACATCGTTCTGCTCAGTTTTATTCTCTTTTTCCTGTTCAGCAGCATGTTCGGCGGCAAGCTCCGCAAGAATTTCAGCACGCTCTAGTACTTTTCCCTTGTCTTTATCGCTTAATTTTTTGAAGTTCTCAATTAATGACGCTTCATCTCTATTTAAAGCTGGTTTTGGATTGTTCCGACCTAATAAAACATCCACGGTGCAATTTAATTCATCTGCAATTTTTATTAAAATATCTGCGCTTGGATTGCCGCCTTTTTTCCATGAGCTAGTATTACCCTTGCTCAATCCTAGCTTTAATGCGATTGCGGTTGCCGTTGTTCCGTTTTCCTTGCACAGCTTATCAAATGTTACATAATCCACAAAAAGCACTCCTTTAATTTATGAAAAATATAAAAGTGCAAAGAAATTGTACTTTGTGCCTTGACAGTTGAATTAAATTGCACTATAATATACTTGTACCCCGGCAGGGGTATGCAAGGGCATAATGCCCCGAATACATTTTACCACAACGTGGCTAAAAAATCAACATTAAGGAGGTTTTAAAATGCTGTTTAGCAATATTTTAAAGCGTAAGCGTGAAGAAAAAGGTCTTACGCAGGCGGAAGTTGCCGAGCGAATCGGCACGACACAGCAGAATATAGCGAGCTTTGAGAGCGGATACAAAGTTCCGTCGCTCAAAATCGTAGTCGCTGCCGCAGATTTCTTCCACTGCTCGGTAGACGAAATGATAGGGAGGGCTGTTTCATGACCGTAAACAAAAAGCTCATCTGCGAAAAGATGTGCGAACTGCTCCAGCTCACCGAGGTTGGTCAGCAGATCAAGCTCAAAAGCATTGACTACAATCCCGAAACCGGAGAAGTTGCTTCCAGCTACTACAGCGAGCATTTCGGTAGGGATTTTACAAGTTACATTGATGTATCAGAAGATAGTGGCGAAGCACTTATCAGACACATCATTTATGACCTGCTTGGTGATTGAGGAAAGGAGAAACTAGTATATGAGCATGAACAAAATGACCGCAGCAGTGACCGCCGCTCTGGAGAAGCTGGGCTACCGCCGGATCCGCGAACTTCAGATCACCTGTCCCACCCAGAGCAGGGCGAACGTTTACCTGAACGACGAGTATTTCGGAGTATTCGACTTCGAACGCAACACTTTCGTGGACTGAAAGGAGTACACCATGATAAGAAACAACGACATTATTAAGGGCTACACCGTGCTGATGGTAGCTAACGGAATGGTTCTTGCTCATTCCGAGACCGCCCCTGACCCCTACGTTGTCTGGCATACCGCCGAGAACGGCAACGATGTGTACGACGGCAAGTACCTGCCGAACAAGGAGGACGCCGAGTGGGATTTCTGCATGAAGGCATTCCCGTGGTTCGAGGATAACGCACCGATTACCATGATTGAGGACGAGGCACAGAAGCGTATCGAAAATTTCAAGAGCCATTTGGAACAAGCCAGAACAGCTATCAATTTTGCTGCCGCTTTGGTTGAGGACATGGTTGCAGAACACGAAAAGTTAATTGGCAAGAAAAATGCTCCGCCGTGTTCGCCTGCGGAGCAGAAGATAAATAAGATAGTCACTCATGTAACAGGAATTATTGAAAACAACTCTGAGGTTTTCGCAGAGAAGTTTTCCAAGGTCTTATCATCAGCAGATAATATTGACGCTTTAACTAAAGCTTTTGGCTGTGGTTTTCCTATAAGGTATACAGCACAGTCAATATGGGAAAAGTGCTCAACGAAGATCCTCCAAGATATCTGGGATGTCGATACCCCGTTCCTTTAACGCAGCAGTCACGCAGGCGTTATATTCAAGAATCGCATTTTCGACCAGAGAAACAGTATAAACCTGCTGAATGAGTTCTGGAGGAACGTCATTCAAATGCCTGTCTTTAAATGCCTTGACGCTTTTCCCAGCCGCTTCCTGCGCTTTGAGCATAATCCGATATGTATTGTTTTCTTTTAGCTCCACAGTATTCACCCCCTCGACAAAATTATACCACAAACAGCCGAAACAAGCAAGCACGGAATGTGCCTGCTTGTCCGCAGGGAATGACCGCCCTGCGCTGATGATGGCAGGTCGGAGCATAAAAATAGAGCCTCGGCAGAAACAACTACTCTTTGCACGGAATATCGTTTCTGCTGACCGCAAGGCTCCGTCTAAAGTATATCAGAGCATTACGCTTTTGTCAAGTAAAATTCTTACAGAAAGGAGAGATCACTTTGACTTACCTATCAACGGCAGAGGTCGCGGAGATAAAGGGGTGTAGCTTACGCTACGTTCAGCAGCTTGTCCAGAATGGCAAGCTCATGGGCGAAACAAAAGACAACGCTGCGAACAACCGCACCGAATACATAATTCCCCTGACAGCACTGCCGCAGGATTTACAACTCAAATGGGAAAATCAGCAGCGCCGCTCGCTCGGCTTGGAACCGATTAAAAAGGCTGTTAAAGCCCCATTAAAGCCAGCTGAAAACCGCCTTACTCTGGACGATCTTACGGATAAGCAGCGCAGCGAGCTGTATCTCTGGACAGGAATCATCAAGGACTGGCTCACTATCCGGGACAGCTACGAGCAGTACAGCAAGGGCGAGATCGACGAGATGTACGTTCAGGCAGCGCGGCTGAAATACCCTGACCTGGAGATAAGCACTGATATCCTCTACCGCAGGCTCAAGGCTTACCGGAACTCGGACATTTCCGGGCTTATCGACAAGAGGGGCGGCAGCAACAAGGGAACGACCGTCATTCCGGAGTTCATGCTGAACGCGTTCAGCCGGTTCTACCTCGATCAGCAGTGCCTTCCGATAACGAGCTGCTACAAGTTCACCAGGGACTGGGTGCAGGAGCATTACCCGGAAAGCCTGCCGGACATGCCGTCAGAGCGCACGTTCCGCCGCCGCGCCGAAGATATACCGTATGCGGTGCGAATGTACTTCCGCAACGGCGACAAGGCGTTCTCAGACAAATGCCTGCCGTATGTCGAGCGACTTTACGACGACCTCCACGCAAACGATGTCTGGATAGCAGATAACCACACTTTCGATTTCTTCACCGCAGGAAAGGACGGCAAGGTTCGCCGCCTGTATCTCACAGCTTTTCTTGACGCCAAATCCGGCGCTATGATGGGCTGGAACCTCACATACGCGCCCTCCGGCGACAGTACGCTGCTGGCGCTCCGGCATGGAATACTGAGGTGCGGAGTTCCGAAAGCGGTGTATTTCGACAACGGTTCCGAGTTCCTTGTATCGGATATCGGCGGACGAGGACACCGCCGGAAGAAAGACTGGAACAAGGATCCTCTGCCGCCGAACATCTTGCAGTTCCTCGGAATCGAAATGCACAACGCTATAGTCCGGAACGCAAAGGCGAAGCCCATCGAGCGCACGTTCTGCACATTCAAGAACCAGTTTTCGCGCTGCATTCCCACGTTCTGCGGCGGCACGATTCTGGAACGCCCGGAAAGCCTGAAATACAAGCTGAAGCACGGAATTATTCCAGAGGAAGAACAGATACGGATAGCGCTGGATTCCTACATCGACGGCTGTTTCAACGCCGCTCCATATGGTGGCAAGGAACGCCGCTACAAGGGAATGAGGCGGTTCGAGGTCTGGAACAGCAGCATACAGGACACCGTATTCCGCACAGCGGACGAAGCTAACTTCTCAATGCTGCTCAAACGCGTCAGCAAGCCGCAGGCAGTCAACCGCAACGGCGTGTACATCAACTTCGCCGGAGAAAAGCTGTGGTACCGCGGCGCAGACACCGTGCTGCACATCGGCGAAAAGGTGTATGTGCGCTACGATCCGGCGGATCTCCGCAGCGTGCGCGTGTACGACATGGCTACCGACAAGTACCTCTGGACTTGGAGTCTGGACGACGATCTCCTTGTTGACTACCTTACCAACCACCGCGAAGATATCGCCACCGCCGAGAAGCAGATCGCCGAGAGCAAGAAGCTCGTCCGGGAATACGGTCGCGGAATCCTCGACAGCGTGGACGCCGACAAGCGTATCGACATCTTCGCCGCTATGGTCAGGAATTCCGTCGAGGGCGGCAAGGACATGGTATTCAAGAAACCCGCGAAATTCGTTCCGGTATTTTCCGAGGAGAAGCTGGAGAAATCCCCGGCGCTTGGGGATATCAGCGAGATCTCCGTCAATATTGATATTCTGGATAAGTTAAACGCAGCGGCGGCGAGCCGCAGAAAGGACTGACATCATGGCAGAACAGAAAGTGATAAGGGAGCTTACGCCGAAGCAGCGCGAGGCTCTTGAAAAGATAACGGCAACCGCCGCGGAGCTTGGAATCTCCGAAGCGAAGCTCTGCGAGCGCATAGGAATAACTGGCTCGGCACTGTCGCAGATACGCAAGGGGTACTACGCCGGGAACTGGGACAATCAGTTCGAGAAGATATACGCCTACTTTGAGAACAAGGCGGCGGCTTCCGAGACCTACAGCGAGGTAGAATACGCGCCGACCTCGATTTCTACACTGGTTTACAAGACAGTGCGGAACACACAGCTCAAGGGCGGGTTCGCGTTCGTGACCGGGGATGCGGGAGTCGGCAAGACGAAGGCGCTCCACAAGTACATAGAGGATCACCCTCACGACAGCGTGATGATAACGATAAATCCCTGCACCAAGAGCACAAAGGCAGTGCTGAAACTGCTGGCTCTGAACCTGGGAGTTCCGGTCACACAGTCCCGGGACGACCTGTGGATGAGCATTGCGGCGAAGCTACACGACGGAATGGTCGTTGCAGTGGACGAAGCGCAGCTTCTGACCTACGGCAGTATCGAAACGCTGCGTTCGTTCGCGGATTTCTTTGCAGAGCGCCGCCAGACTCTCGGCGTTGTTCTGGTCGGGAATCAAGGGATACGGGAGAAAATCGAGGGCAAGTCCCGGGAGCAGTACCGCCAGGTCGCGAACCGCGCATGGCAGCGGCAGCAGATAAGCACCGGGGACGTTCAGCCCGAGGACATCAAAATGCTGTTCCCGGTGCTTGAAGGCAGGGAGCAGGAGCTGACGCTCCTCTACAAGGTATCCCAGACCGCCGAGGGAATACGCGGAGCAGTCCGGCTGTTCGGGAACGCCTTTGACTCCGGCGACTACGACTTCGCCGGGATAGTCCGCATGGCGAAGATGATGCACCTTGACCTCAAGGGCGCGGAAAAGGCGGTGCGGGTATGAAACACGGAAAGAACCCCACCCGCCGCCAGAAGCAGAGCATTGCTTCCATCAGGCTGAATCCGGAAAACTGGCTCGTCTGCAAGGACACCCCGGACGAGCTGGTGCTGGAACACAAGATAAGCGGCAACATCAAGCGGATAAGAAAGGAGTTACTGAAATGAAAATAGAATACATGCTTGCGTTCCTCGGCGGCGTTGAGCTGATGGCGCTCGCTAACGCGCTTTCACTGGGACTGCTGCCCTGCCGGCTTCTTGGACTGATATTCATGCTCGCAGCGCTGGTTGCGGCGGCTCTGCTCGGATATTCCGCCTGCTACAAGCACCTGCGAAAAGCCGTTGACCGCCGGTCGTATCATGAGGGAGTGTGCAAGGGCATTCGGATCGGACGGGCGGAACGGCAGTCCGAGGTGCAGAGATTTCTTGAGAATTGATATTTTTGGGGGCTTAGTCCCCCGCCTTAATGCGGCTCCATACGGAACGGTTGCAAGCCCGATAACGCAGAGCAAGGAAAAATATAAGGAGGATTTTTATGGACAAGGAAGCACAGAAAAGATTAGCGGACGATTTTGTCGAGCTGCTTCGCACGACGAACAGGGACGGTATTGAGGAGCTTATCCGCTATCTTCAGGAGGAGACAGACTTCTTTACTGCCCCGGCAAGCACAAAATATCACGGGGCATTCGAGAGCGGACTGCTTATGCACAGCATAAATGTTTGCGCTGAACTTAATCTCGACCCGAACAGCAAGGTTTACCCGACCGAAACTCTGATCATCGTTGCGTTGCTGCACGACATCTGCAAGGCGAACTGCTACCGCACGGAAAAGCGGAACGTCAAGGAGAACGGCGGGTGGGTCGAGAAGCAGGTCTATGTTTTCGAGGACGAGCTTCCGCTCGGTCATGGCGAAAAATCGCTGTACCTTGCAAGCAAGTTTATCAAGCTGTCGGACGAGGAAGCCGCGGCTATCCGCTGGCACATGGGAGCATTCGATAATGCGTTCCGCGGCGGCGACCGGGGACTGAATGCTGCTTACGAGAAGTATCCTCTGGCGGTTCTGCTCCATATGGCGGATATGAGGGCTACTTACCTTGTGGAACGGGGTGATGACCATGACAGATGAAGAATGGGAGAACGTCGAGAAATCCCTGTCTAGACCGTATGGACACGCGAAATTTATGATAGACGATACACCGTTGATGTCGCGGTTCAGCCTGAAAAGAAACTAAAATATGTGCTGACGGTGTATGTAAACAAGAAATGTGCATTATACACTTGCGTCAACGACTGTGATATTCGCAGCAGGTTTTATTATCCGTCAAAGCGTTCGAGCCTTTCTGCGGCTGACAAGCAAAAGCTGAAAAAAGTTTCGAAAGCCAGACGGGAAAGCATAACACAAATGGCGGCATACACCGCATATTCACCATTCTGGGGAAGTTTTTCACGAATGAAAGCACACTTTATCCGCAACAATCAGTCTATAAGACTTATTAAATGTTAGATGTATCCCCGGGGGCATAGTCCCCCCGCCTTAATGCGGCTTCCGAACGGAAACGGTTGCAAGCCCGTGCGAACGCAGAGCAGGGATTACGCCGGATACACCCGGCAGAAAGGAGAGTGATTGCATGAAATTCAAGCTTTACGACTACGAAAATGACCGTTCCACGGACATAGAGCTGACCCCCTCGCAGTGGAAAGAACTTCAAGCGTTCCTGAAAGATCTGAAGAACCCGCCCACGCACGACTACAAGGCGGTTCTCGACTGTTTCAACCGGATATGCTCGAAGCTTCCCCCGGCGACGCGGCTGACCGACAAGCGCAAGCGCGCTATCATCAAGGCGCAGAAGGACGGCTACGATCTTGAACAGGTGTTACGGACAGCCGCTCAGAGCGCATTCCTCTGCGGGCGGAACTCCCGCGGCTGGCGGGCAAGCTTCGACTGGATAATGCAGCCGGGCAACCTCGTAAAGGTCGCCGAGGGGCAGTATTCGGACAGCGTTCCCGCGCCCGCGCCGTCAGCGCTGCCGATGTCAGGCAATCCGTTTGACGACTATGGATAAGGTGAACGGCGCGGCATTCGTGAAATCGCTGGCAGCGGCGCACATGCAGAGCAATCCCCCGCTGGAGGGCGACTACATCGGCGAGGACGGTCTGCTCCGCTGTGGAAAGTGCGGCGGCTTTAAGCGCAGCCGCATTGAGGTCAGCGGCGAGGAGATAATCGTGCCGGTCTGGTGCGAATGCATGACCCGCGCCAAAGAGGAAGAAAAGAAACGCAGCGAAACGATCCTGGCGAACATGCGTGCTAACGAGCTTCGCCGGCTGTCGCTTATGGACAACTCACTGTCGGCGGTGCGGTTCACTACTGCTGACAAGTCGGGCGAAAACGCCCGCAGCGTGGAGATATGCCGCAGATACGCCGTAAAATTTCCGCAGATGAAGCAGGACAACCGCGGTCTGCTGCTGTTCGGCGGCGTTGGTACCGGAAAGACCTACACGGCAGCGTGCATTGCGAACGAACTGCTGGCGCGGGGAACGCCGGTAGTCATGACCTCGCTCGTCAAGCTCATCGAAAATGGTATAAGCGATTTTTGCAGCCGTCTGGCGGCGATAGATCTGCTTATCCTGGACGACCTAGGCGCGGAGCGCTCCACGGATTACGCTCTGGAGCAGGTCTACAACATCGTTGACAGCCGCTATCGCGCGGGACTGTCGGTAATTTACACCACGAATCTCACGCTGGAAGAACTGAAAAATCCCGCAGACATGCGATACGCGCGGATATACGACCGGGTTCTTGAGCGGTGTTTCCCGGTGGAGTTCCGCGGCGTTTCCCGCCGGAAACACGGCGCGCGTCAGGGGTTCGACGATATGATGGCGCTGCTCGGCGTGGATGACACTACTTAAACATCATTTAAAGGAGGATAAAACAGCATGGAAATTAAATTTAAAAAGCTTACCAAGTCCCGCGGACTGACTATCCCGCGCGACATGGCGGCACACCTCGACCTTGACGCCGGAACTGCGGTCGACCTTACCGCCTCGGCTGACGGGAAGCTCATCATCACAAAGCACATCGACACCTGCCGTTTCTGCGGCGGCGCGGAAAAGGTCAAGCAGTTCGGAGGTATATTCTGCTGTCCGCTGTGCGCCACAAAGCTGTATCAGGAGGTAACGGCAGATGAGTGATATCGTTGACAAGGTGCGGGAGCTGAGCCGTATCAAGGCGGATATCGCAAAGCTCAACGACCGCCGGAAAGAGCTTGAAGCGTATTTTCTGGAGCGCGGCGGTGATGATGTAGTTGACACAAAGTTCAAGTCCACCGTGTACGCCGACCCGGATTCTCAGGCGGCAGTAACCTACACCGAGGCGCAGGCGCTGACAATAGTTTACCCGCATTACCTTAAAGAAACGCTGGGGGCGATGTTTCCGGATATCTTTGAGGAATCCGTCAAGACCGAAATCAAGCCGAAGAACAAGGATATTGAGCGCATGCTCATCGGAATGTTCACCGGGAATTACACCAGGTCAACGCCGGAGGAGATAATTGTGCAGCTCCCCTGCGGAGATAAGGCGAAATCCGCGCTTGCGAAGAAACTTAAAGGCGCGAAGTTTGAGACTGACCGCGACAACCTCATGAAAATCGGTGGGTTTTCGGAGCAGGACGCCGGAGATTACGCCTACTTGTACGCCGAGGCGGCGGTCTGGCAGACGTTCCGGGGCATTGCGGAGATGTCCGGCGCAGACGAAGCACGGCTGCTCCGCTGTATCAATCTCGGCGTTGCGGTGGACAGCTCCACCAAGATCGCGGTGACCTGATGGCTACCAAGGAACAGATCCGGCGGATATATGCCCTCGGCGCTGCCGCCGGACTGCTCGACCGGAGCGCCGGGAACGACGATAATCTCCACCTTTGGATAAAGCAGTTTTCGCTTAAAGACCACATCTCGGAACTGACCGAGCAGCAGGCGGATTTCATCATCAGGCGGCTGGAGGAATACCGCTCGCAGGTCGCGCCGCTGCCGGAACTCATTACAGAGGAACAGCAGAATATGTGCTTCAAGCTGATGTATCGTATCGCGGATATTTCCCCGTCGGACATCAAGCCCCGGGAACGGCTGAGGGGTGTAATATCCAAGGTGACCGGCAGAGAAATACGCCCGGACAGGGATATTTTCAGCCGTGTAACCCGGGCGGAGGGGTCGGAGATAATTGAAATGCTCAAGCGGATACTCCGCTCAGAGCAGAATAAACTGAAAAGGAGTGATAAGCATGGGACTTGCAATGCTGGTAAAGAAGAGCCACCTTAACGCCGACCAGCAGGAGGTGGCTGACATCATCGGGCTGGAGAACTACCAGGCGCTGGTGGATACATTCGGCGGTTCACAGATCTGGATACCGAAAGCGCGATCGCTGGTGTCGTCCCCGGAAATTTCTACGTATATCCGGTCAAGGCGGCAGAACGGCGACACTCCGGAGCAGATAGCCCGGGAACTGGAGCTTCCGGTGTCGGAGGTAAGACGGCTTTCAAAGTGATTTATGGCTCATCGCAAACGCGGTGAGCCGTTTTTTTATGTCGTTTCGCTTTGTGATTTCGCTTTTTACAAAGATACATTTTTATAGTATAATATGCGTAGCAAAAATAACATTTTAAAGAGGTGATACCGTGGATTTCGACACAATCTATAATATGATACTTACCGTCGGCATGGGCGCGATAACGTTCTTCCTCAAGCGCAGTTTTGATAAGCTGGACAGCCGTGCGAGCCACTCCGATGTAGAGGAGCTTAAAAACAAGCTTGCCAGCCGCGCAAGCCGCTCCGATGTCGAGGAACTCAAGGACAAACTCGAGAGCGCCGACGAGAAGTACGCCAGCAAATCCGAGCTTAACGAGCTGAAAAAATCCATCGAGAAAATCGAGAACAACATAGATTTCCTCAAGGAGAATACCGTGCGGAACTCCGATTTTATCCGCACCATGACGCGGCTCGAAACAAAGATTGACGATCTCAAAAGGGAGTGATATAGATGGACATGGAAAGAGTACACCGCGAGAAATTCTGCGACAACAACGCCCGGGTGCTTCGGGCTATAAATACGCTACGGACAAAATACGTCCGCATACGTGAGCTGGAATACGGTCTGGAGGTCGATGTGAGCGCTCCGGAGATAGCTGACTGCGTGAATTATCTGAACGAGGGCGGCTACATAAAGCTCCGTGACGTGGAGTTCCACAATGAAGTAGCCGACCTCGCCGACGCGGAACTGCACAGCCTTGAGGCTAAGCTTACCGCAAAGGGCATTGCGTTCCTGAACGGCAAGATTTCCGATCCGTGCATAAGGCGGTGAGCCATGAAACGTAAGCACAGCAAGATAGACAAGCTACCGTCTGACATCAAGGAAGCGGTCGAGCAGATGATCCTCGGAGATTACACCTACCGGGACGTATGCGATTTTGTCCGGGACACTGCCAACGTCACTCTGTCCGAGGCGGCGGTCTGCCGGTACGCGCAGGGGCTGAACGCCAGCGTTCAGGAGATTCGCCTTGCAAGCGAGAACATGCGCGCTCTGACCGAGGAAATGCAGAAGTTCCCGCAGCTCGACACCACCGAGGGAATCGCCCGGCTGATATCCCACAAGGTATTGCAGGCAGTCCAGCAGATGGACGAAATTGCCCTCAAGGAAGCCGACCCGCTCAAGCTCATCGAAAAGGCAACGGCGCTGATCCGAGCGGTGAGCCTGAAAAATTCCACGGATATCAAGACGGCGAACCTGAAAAATGTGGCGTTCGAAAGCTTTAAAGAGGATATTTTCGACGCTATGGCAAAGGAAAATCCGGAACTGTACCGCTCGCTGGTGCAGTTCATCAACAGCAAATCGCAGGAGGAATAATGTACGTTATATATTGTCAGTCCGGCAAGGAGATGGCGGTCGTCCGGCAGCTTGCCGAAAAGAACATCACGGCGTATGCTCCCCGCCGGCTGGTTCAGGAGCGCCATCACCGCAGGTGGGTTCAGCGCGAAGTGCTGCTGTTCAGCGGATATGTGTTCCTCGACTGTGAGGAGCTGACTGCGGACATCTGGCAGGCGGTCAAGTTCTGCTATGGAACGCTGCGGATACTCAGCCGCTCGCAGCTCAGCCAGACCGAGGAGGAATATATCAGATTCCTCTGCAATGACGGTCACGCGCTAGGAATAAGCCGGGGCTACTTTTCCGGAGGCGCGCTGCATATCACGGACGGCTTCCTGAAACGCTTCCAGCATAAGATAATTCGATTTAACCGGCGCGGTAAACGCGCTGTGGCGGACGTTACGATCTACGGCAGGCACTACGAGGTTATCCTCGGCTGCGAGATAGAAAGTCAGCCTGCGGTTCCGTCGATAAGCTCCGGAACTGCGAAGAATATCCCCTGATATCTGCGGAACATGTTCCGAACGGACAGGGCGAAGCTATATCATCATGATTTCGGGCTGGTGTGTGAAGTACACGCCTGAAATCGTCTGTAAGCTACGCAGATTTTTCAAAGGGTAATTTCCCCGCCCAGTAGCAAATCGCGGGCTTAAACGCAAATTAAGCGCATTTAAACATATTTGAAAGAGGTGACAGCATGAGCAAGAAGAAAAAGAGCATAGCAGCCCTCGGCGCTGCCATTGCCGAGCGCGAAAAAAACAGCACAGACCAGACCTCCGCAGTGCAGCAGCTTGTGGAGGCTTACTTGTCCACAAATAACGAGGCTAAGCGCGCTAAGAAGATAGCCGAGATAAAATCCCGCTGCGGCGGTCTGAACGAACTCCTGTCCCAGAACAGCGAACTGCTGACCGCCGAGGTGGAGCAGGCGCTCCTGCGCGCGGCGACCGGCTACACTGTCACCGACCGCACTATTAAATATGTGAACGGCGTAAAGACCGTGGAAACAAAGGAACGCCACATTCCGCCGTCCCAGCCGGCTATTGAATTCTACCTTATTAATAAAAAGAGCGGAGATTACAGTCGGAACGGCGGCTGTTCAGGCAACGCTGATGGCGCTCTGGCGGATATTCTGGAGGCTTTAAAAAATGGGTAAAGTCACATTCACGAAAAAGCAGAACGACCTCATGCGGCTGTTCAAGCGGAACAAGCTTCCGCGCCTGACCGTTTTACAGGGTTCGGTGCGTTCGGGCAAGACATGGATATCGCTTATCCTCTGGGCGCTGTGGGTGGCTTCCCGCCCGCGCGACTATCTGTACATGATGACCGCGAAGTCGCTCCAGACCCTCAAGCGCAACTGCCTGCTGCCGCTTCAGGAGCTTATCGGCGAAAGGAACTTCACATTCTCGCTCTCCGCAAAGGAGGGCGTTCTTTTTGGACGGAAGATAATGCTGGAGGGCGCGAACGACGCGCGCTCCGAGAATAAGATCCGAGGAATCACGCTGGGCGGCGCTTACTGCGACGAGCTTACGCTGTTCCCGGAGGATTTCTTCGTCATGCTGCTGTCACGTCTGTCCGCGCCCGGCGCGAAGCTGTTCGCGACCACCAACCCGGACACTCCCACCCACTGGTTAAAGAAAAAGTATCTCGACAACAAGGGGCTGGTGGACGACCTGCTGAACATCTTTTTCAGCATTGACGACAACACAACGCTTCCCGCCGACTACGTTTCCGCGCTGAAAAAGGAGTACACCGGCGTGTTCTACGACCGGTTCATTCTCGGCAGGTGGGTCGTAGCTGCGGGCGCTATTTACCGGGTGTTTTCGGATAATATCCCCGCGTTCGCAGCGCCGGAACCGCTCCCACGTCTGGACATGATAAACGTCGGCGTGGACTGGGGCGGCAACGGCTCGGCTCATGCTATGGTCGCGACCGGAATGACCTACAATTACGAAAAGCTCGTCGCCCTGCGGAGCGAGCGCGTCCCCGCTGCTGGACTTACTCCGCAGCAGATCTACAAGCGTATCTACGAGTTCTGCGAGGGAGTTCAGCGGGATTTCGGCAAGGTTGAGGACATCTACGCCGACAGCGCCGAGCAGACGCTCATTTCCGGTTTGCGGGAATACATAAAGCCGCTCGACCTGACTGTGAAGAACTCCATGAAACGCCCGATAATCGACCGAATCCGCGCAACGACCATGCTTATGGGCGGCGAAAGATTCCTGCTGACTTCCGAATGCGAAACGCTGCGGGAAGCATTTCAGGGCGCGGTGTACGACGACAAGGTTGTCGGCGAGGATATCCGGCTGGATAACGGCACCTCGGATATTGATACGCTGGACGCGTTCGAGTACAGCTTTGAAAGATACATTCCGCGGCTCATAAGGAGAGATTAATGAACGTTTTAAACGCGCTTAAAGGCTTATTTAAAGGGAAAGGAGGAACGGACGTGGACGACTTTAATATTACAGATTCAGCGGTAAGCTCGACCATGCGCTCCGCGACTTCCCTCTGGTGGGACGCATTTCAGGGACAGCTTCCGTTTGCGCAGACCCACAAGAATTTCAAGCCGCTGCCGGTGGCTTATACTTCTACCGCGTATCTGGCGCAGCTCGTCACCGGGGAAATCAAGTTCGAAGTCGCGGACGAGAAGCTGAACAGGCACGTCCAGAAGAATCTCCTGCCGAACCTCGACAGGATAGTGCAGCAGACCCTTGTAGGCGGCTACACGGTAATAAAGCCGTATTTCGTGCAGTCCGGCGAAATGTTCTTCGATTCCGGCACCAGCCGTGACTTCCTGCCTATGGCTCTGGACGAGAACGGGCACATCACCGAGGGCGTATTTTTCGAGCGTATCCGGTACCACGGAAAAATCTACGAGCGCCGGGAACATCACATATTCCGGAACGGCGTGCATACCGTCCGGAACACGGCGTACATCTACGGCACAAAGCACGACGTGGAACTTGCGACCGTGCCGAAGTGGGCGGTTCTGCTTCCGGAGGGGCAGATTCCCTCGACTATCCCGATGATAGCGACATTCCGCACGCCCTACGCGAACAACATCGACCTCGACAGCGAACTGCCGATAAGCATTTTCGCAAATTCCCTCGGCACGCTCCACGAGATAGACGAGGCGCATTCCGAGTATTGCGCGGAATTTAAGAAGATGTCCGCAAAGGTGTTCGCCGACCGCACCGTTTTAAAGGAAAACAGCGGTATTCCCGACGATTACTTTGTAGGGATAAGCGGCGACGGTACTTCCACGATGGAGCAGCAGATAATGGCTTACGCTCCGCAGATTCGCGAAACGGAGCACAGCGCCAAGATAAACAAGGAACTGCGGTTCTACGAAACGCAGATAGGCGTAAGCTCCGGAACGTTCTCGTTCGATACGCAGAAAGGACTTGTCACAGCAACGCAGGTGCTTTCCGAGGACAGGACGACTTACAACACGGTCTGCCAGATCCAGCGGCAGCTCCGCCCGGTGCTCCAGTCACTCAGTCAGATCGTTGTCACTCTGGCGCGGTTCTACGGCTTCGAGTGCGAAGACGGAGAATGCGCGATAGAGTTCGGCGATTCCGTATTTGAGGACACCGGAACCGAGTTCAACCGCCGCTTCCAGATGGTTCAGGCGGGACTGCTCAAAGCCGAGGATTTCAATGCGTGGTACTTCGGCGTTCCTACGGAGCGGGCGCGTGAAATGCTCCCGCCTATGACTGAAGCCTTTGGGGGTGAATAAATGCTCACTCCGGAACAGCTTCAGAATCTGCCGCAGGAGCTGACCGATCTTTACGACCAGCTTTCCGAGTTTATCCTGCGGGATATCGCCCGAAGAATCGCAAAGGGCGCGCAGATAACCGACACGGCGGAATATCAGCTTTACCGCGCGCGGAGCCTTGGGCTTTCCACGGACGAGATCGCCGCAAAAATCGCCGAGATTAACGGCAGTTCCGCAGCGGAAATAAACCGGCTTATCCGTGAGGCTGCGGCGCAGTCCGATGAGTTCGACCGCAAAATGCTCGGAGCCGACAAGGGCGCGGCGATTCCGCTTGAAGATAACCAGCAGCTCCAGAAATTGATATCCGCGCAGATAGCGGAGACCGCCGGAAAATGCGAGAACCTCACAAACACGATGGGCTTCGCCGACCACGACTTCCTCGGGCGCGTGTATTACCTTTCCATGACGGACATGTACCGCCGGGAGATGGACGCGGCTCACATGAAAGTCGCGACCGGCGCGACGGACTACATGACTGCGATACGGCAGGCTTGCAATAAACTTGCGGCGAGCGGCGTGCGAACCATAGATTATGAGAGCGGGCGCTCCGACCGTATCGAAGTCGCGGCGCGGAGAGCAATCCTTACTAGCGTGGCGCATGTCACGCACCGGATATCCGAGCAGAACGGCGAGGAACTGGGCGCGGACGGCTGGGAGATGTCGGCGCACTCTGGTTCGCGACCGTCCCATGCGGTGTATCAGGGGCGGCAGTACACGCAGGAGCAGTATGAGAGGATAATCAAGCCGCTCATCAGCGAGCCGAACTGCCGCCATGATGTATTCCCGATAATCCTCGGCGTGTCCGAGCCGGTTTACACCGAGGAGGAACTCCAGAACATAGACCAGCCGCCGTTCACTTATGAGGGGCGGAAGTACACAGCTTATGAGGCGTCACAGCAGATGCGAAAGATGGAGCGCGCCATGCGAAAGCAGAAAGACCGCTGCATTGTCGCCGACGCCACCGGGGACGAGGAGAGTTTCACCGCTGCGAGCATTAAACTCCGGCGGCAGAAAGATATCTATGAGGATTTCTGCAAAGCTGCGGACAGCTACACGCAGTATGAGCGGACTTACGTCGCCGGGTATGACCGCAGGCTTGCGGGCAAGACCGGGGCGGTTACGCGGAAACAACGGGAGTTTGAAAAGGCGCAGATGCGCTTGACAGAAGGAACAAGTCATGATATAATAGAGAAAACGGAAACTTCTGATTTTAAGAATATTATTTCACCTCAGAATGGTATGTCAAAAGAGTATCAGACTGTGTTGGAAAATAAGTTCTCTGGTGGAACGGCTGACGCAAAAAGAGCCTTTACCAGGTACGTTAAGCACGATTCCGTTGCAGATAGTTCTTATGATAAGACCGCACATTTCTCTCCTGTTACACAGAAAATCAAGATGAATTTTGCCAAGGATCAGATTAATCCCAAAGGCTCCGGAACTACGTTCTTTCATGAGCATGGGCATTACATTGACTACACATCGTGTGAAGGTGACGGCTATACTTCGACAAAATCCCCCGAGTTTGGAAAGCTGTTAAAAAGCGACTTTGATAGTTATGTGAACTCAGTTATGAAGCAAAATCACATTGAATTGCCTGCGGCATACTACAAGATTTCTAAAGAGCTTTCAGGGCATAAGCAGCATTCTGTTTCAGACTTATTCGGAGGTATTTCTGGCAACCAGTGCGTCGGCAGATATAGACATAAGGATTTGTATTGGACTAAAAACGGTGCAGTAGAAAAAGAAGCGTTTGCTCATATGTACGAAGCACAGTTTGATGCTGAAAAATATGAACTCATGAAAAAGTATTTTCCTAATGCTTTGAATGAATTTGAAAAACTTCTGAACGGAGTGATAAAATGACTTTTTTTGAATTTGAAGATGATGTTAAATTACAGAAGGCTTCAGATAACTATGTGAAGGCTTACGGCGGTGAGTTTTACTGCGAAGAACCCGGAGTTGCTCTTTGCTATGAGAGCAAGGACAGAAAAGAAAGTTATTATTCTCCTCATGAAGCAACATCGCAGCAGATATATGAAATGCTGACGAATGGTAAACCAATTTCCGAACAGTGGTCACCTATCGAATATGATCCAGAATGTGATTACTAAAGCAAAGCACAATACATGCACTTCCAGCAATGGGGGTGCAATTTTATACCCTGAAAGGAGCTGAACATGCGTTATCACGGGGGAAAAACCAAAATATCAAAAGAAATATCGGAGGTGTTGAACAATGCACTACATGGGCGGCAAGTCCCGCATATCGACCGAGCTTGCAGACCTGCTGAATATATATATATATATGAGAAGCCTTTCGTCAGCCTTTTCTGCGGTGCGTGCAGCATTGAGAGTAAAATCAAAGCAAAGCGAAAAATTCTTAATGATAAGCACGAATACCTGATAGAAATGCTACGGGCAGCCCAGAGCGGGTACGAACTGCCGGATACCATTTCTGAGGAACAGTACCGATACATAAAAGAGCACCGCGACGATGATAAAGCCCTGTCTGGATTTGTAGGTTTTGCGTGCTCGTTCGGTGGTAAGTGGTTCGGCAGCTACGCCAGAGGAAGCGGCAGAAATTACGCAGCGGACGGGAAACACAGCATGATGAGAAAAATGCAAGGTTTACAGAACGCTGAATTTCTTTGCATGGATTACCGAGATGTTCCGATACCGGAAAACGCGGTAGTGTATGCAGACCCGCCATACGCCGGAACGACCGGTTACACGGTCGGCAAATTCGACAGCTCGGAGTTCTGGGAATATATGAGGGTGCTTTCCGAAAAGCACCTTGTTTTTATATCCGAGCAGACAGCTCCAGAAGATTTTATACCGATTTGGGAAAAAGAGCTGAAGCGTAATATCTGCCGAGATGTCGATAAGCGCTTTGAGGTGACCGAAAAGCTGTTCGTTCACCAATCAAGAATAACCGACCTGACCCGGTGAGCCGGGCTATTTTTATACCCATTTTACGAAAGGAGCCGTCATGATCCAGAACAACAGATACTGCAAAGCGAAGCAGGCGGCGGTGATCGCGGACGCAACGCGAAAGCGCCAGCGCTGCAACCAGCGCGACCCGCCCCGATACATCAGCAGCTACACATACCACATAGTCATGTTACCCTTACTAAGGGTACATTTTTTTACCTGTTTATAAGGAGGATTTTTCATGGATAAGTTAAAGGCACTCCTGCAGAAGCTTGGAATTGAGCTTACCGCAGACCAGAGCAAGCAGATCGGCGAGGTTATCGAAAAGGAATTTGTCCCCGCTGCCGATGTCGCAGCTAATAAGACAAAGCTCGATGAGCTGACCAAGCAGCTTGCCGCCCGCGACAAGGATCTCGCAAAGCTCAAGGCGGATAACAAGTCCGAGGAGCTTCAGAAGCAGCTCGACGAGTTGAACGCAAAGTACAAGCAGGACACCGACGACCTCAACGCTAAGCTGTCCGCCCAGCAGGCGGATTTCGCCGCGGAGAAGCTGTTCAGCGGCTACAAGTTCGCAAGTGACCGCGTCCGCAAGTCCGTTCTGGACGAATTCAAGGGCAAGGGCTTCAAGCTGGAGAACGGCGAGTTCGTCGGCGGCAAGGAGTACCTCGAGGGGCTGAAGCAGTCCGAGCCGTCTGTGTTCGCAGCGGAGCAGAAGCCCGGGCTGTTCATGGGCAGTACGCAGAGCAACGTCAGCGCCAGCGCAAACAACCTTGAGGAACAGATTTTCGCCGGAATCGGCGTAAAGAAGTAAAGGAGGACACCATAATGGCAATCAATACGATAGAAGCGGCAAAGATATTCCAGACCGCACTCGACCTGCAGATGATGCAGGGAGCTACTTCCGGCTGGATGGAGGACAACGCCGGACAGACCAAGTATTCCGGCGGCAATGAAGTCAAGATCCCGAAGATGTCGCTCAGCGGTCTTGGCAAGTACGACCGCGACAGCGGCTACGTTCAGGGCGCTGTCACCTATTCCTATGAGACCAGGACACTGACCCAGGACAGAGGCAGAAAGTTCCTGCTCGACAAGATGGACGTTGACGAGACAAACTTCGTTGCAAGCGCTTCCGCTGTAATGAGCGAGTTCCAGCGCACAAAGGTAATTCCGGAAGTGGACGCTTACCGCTACAGCAGGATCTACGCTCTGGCAAAGGACAACTACGGCAGGACTTACACCCCGGCGGCAAGCACTATCCTGTCTACGCTTTCCGCTGATATAACAGCGGCGCAGGACGCCACCGGAGCTGACGACCTTGTGATCATCATGCCTATAACAGTTTCGGATATGCTGAACAACAGCGAGAAGATGACGAAGTATATCAATGCCGGTGACTTCAAGCAGGGGAACCTTGACCTCAAGGTAAGATACTTCAACGGCATTCCTATCATTCCGGTTCCCTCTGCGAGAATGAAAACCGCCTACACCTTCAACGACGGCACGACCGGCGGTCAGGAAGCCGGAGGTTTCACTCCTGCCGCAAAGGCGACCCAGATAAACTGGATAATCTGCCCGAAGTCCGCGCCGATAGCCGTTTCCAAGACGGATAATTTTAAGATCATCGACCCGGACGCTAACCAGTCCGCTGACGCGTGGCTCATTGCATACCGCAAGTTCCACGACCTCTGGATAAAGGACAACATGCTGCCCTCTATCCGCGTGTGCGCTGTAGCTGAAACATGATCTACGCCGACTACGCCTACTACACCGATACTTACGGCGGCAAGGCGGTGAGCGCGGAGGATTTTCCCCGGCTTGCCGCCGAGGCTTCCGCGTACCTCGACCGTGTGACCTTCGGCAGAGCTGAGGAGCATTCCGAGGACGACCGGCTCAAGATCTGCTGCTGTTCGCTCTGCGATATACTCACAGCTACAGCGGACACCGGCGGCATGGTCAAACAGTCCGAGAGCGTGGGGAACTGGTCGTATTCGCTTGCGAGCGGCTCAGCGGCAACAGTCGAGGAGCTGATGTACAAGCGGTGTCTGACTTGGCTTCCTGCGGAGTGGATGTACAGAGGGGTGGCTAGGGAATGAGGTTCACAGAAACAATCACGATCTACAATAAGATCCCGCAGCAGGGGCGCGAACCGGAGAAGCTCCGCCGCACGGTAGTCCACGGAGTATTCTGGGACTACACGACCGGAGCCGCATTCGGCAAATCCGGAAAGGACGACAGCGACAACGTTACGGTCATGATTCCGGACTCGCCCGCGCTGGTTCCGGCAGCAGAATGGTTCCGGAACGGATGTCCCGAAGATAAATTCACGCTTTCCCCTGGCGACATAATTGCCCGGGGCGAATGCGGAGATATCTCAAGCGCAGCGGAACTCGAACGGCAGCACACCGAAAAATTGATAATCACAGCGGTTCGTGACTGCCGGTTCGGTTCCGGGTGCTTACATCACTGGGAGGTGAGCGGAAAGTGAAAATCACTACCGACCGTGGAACATTGTTCACTACCGCCAGCGGCAAGTCTATTCTCCGCTGGAACGGCGGTAAGCCACCCACCGAGGAGGGTTTTAACCAACTCCAGATTTTCATTGACAGCACAGTTGTCCGGCATATGGATCCATACGTCACTATGCGTACCGGAATGCTGAAGAAATCCGTTATCCTCGGTTCCCGCATGGGCAGCGGCGAGCTGGTGTTTATCGCGCCGTATGCTCATAAGCAGTACTACCGCAACGGAAAGCTCAAGGGAAAGCGCGGTTCGCGGTGGTTCCACCGTATGTGGGCGGCGCTTAAGGACACCATCGTCCGTGAAGTCAAAAATTACGCAAGGAGGCTGATGCCGTGAAATCAGTTATGGACAGCGTTTGCGAATACCTTTCCGGGTGTCCGCTGCTCGACCCGAAACTTCCGGTCTACCTTGATTATGTGGACGATAACGACTGCTACTGTGTGGCTACGGTTCCGAATGCACCTTATCGCAAGGACATTCTCGGCAACCGTATATACACGGTGACGTTCCAGTTCGCATATCGCACGGCTATCAGCAGCGATGTGGAGCGTGGAAAGAATGTTGAATTTCTGGAGCGGTTCTGCAGGTGGATAGATGAGCAGAATGCCTGCCGCAGCTTCCCCGCTCTGGCGGAGAATCAGACCGGGCAGAGCCTCAAGGTAATAGAGACCGGCTGTCTTGATGAAACTGCCGAGGATAGGGTAACAGGTGTTTATTTAACGCAGTTACAGTTTATTTATAAGGAGAGATGTTAACATGGCAATCACAGGAACAGGCGCAGTAGAGCGCGAACAGAGCATACTTTTTATCCAGATCAACGGTATCTGGTACCCCATAGGCGAGGACAACGAGAGCATGGAGCGTACCCGCAACAACACGGTCACACAGACCAAGAACGTTCTCGGCAAGACCAAGACAAAGGTCACAAAGGGCAATCAGGTGACATCAGTTTCACCATTCCTCGTTGCAAGGGATTCCGCGCTCGGCAAGGAGCTGTACGAGATAGACCGCCTGAACAAGCAGCTTGACGAGGTCAAGTTCCGCTTTATGGAGGTCTCCATCTTTGACAAGAAGGGCGACGAAAAGTTCGCGGCATGGACGCAGGAAGCAAAGATCGACCTCAAGAGCTGGGGCGGCGCTGCTGCCGATGGTCTGACCGCTCCGTTCGATATCGTCTGGGAGGGCGACCGCACATACGGTATATATGACCGCGCGGCAAACACATTCACCAGTGACGGCGGCATCGAGGAGTTGACGGTCGTTTCTACCGCGGGCGGCTCTGCGACCAGTACGGTGCTGCTGGTGTCCCCGCAGCTCCGCACCGGTAATCACTATGTGTATAAGGGTGGCGCGTCCGCTCAGACCGTCACTGAGGGGCAGGACGTTACAAGCTGGGCGGCGCTTTCCCCCGGTACCGCGATAACCCTGACCGGGTCGCCGGCGACTATCACGGTAGTCGAGGCTGACGCAGCGGGTAAGGCTGTTAAGGCTGGCAGCGTTACGGCAGTGTACGGGTCGTAAAGTGACATTTTCTGCTTGACTTTATCCTCTGGGTGTGATATAATGTAGAAAAATCACATCTGGAGGGTTAAGTTTATGAAAAGTAAAATTACAGCCATTATTGCAATGCTAGGTATTTGCTTATCATTGTCTGCATGTTCGCAGACTGGGAATCAGTATGAAAGTAGCGCTACCAGTGTATCTACCTCAACAACTTTTGGCACAGAGCTTGCTGAACCCGAAGAGCATGGTACATCTGCATATGTTGATTACTTGTTCTATAAAGCAAAAGCTGACTCCGAAACTGCTACCGAAGAAGATCTTCAGTCGGCACTTGATTGGTTAAAAAATAATGTTGATAACATATTTGACAATCAGGAAAGCATGGAGCTTGCAATGTATAACGGGGAACTGCTTGAAAGGAAATACAAGGGCAGTGGCAATTCCTTTGAAAAAATAGGATGGCAGGCTTACAAAACCGTAAAATACGTTTACCGCGGTGCTGAAAGCGTTGATGATCAGGCGACGATAGACAATTATTCGGAACTGAAGGATCTTCTTTCATCTGCCGATAAGATTTCATAACTTGAGCAATTGACATAAAGAGCGCCACTGAAATGGCGCTCTTTTTCGTGGAGGAATTTATATGAACACAATGAAATACACAGTAACCCCTGAAACTCCGGTAGACATTGAGATATCCGCCAATGGCGAGACACACCACATCAGCTTCTACCCGACAGACCTTGCCGTTCGCGAGCGTTTCTACCAGACTTACGAAAACCTGAAGAACTACAAGCCGAACGACATCAAGGTAAAGGTGGACGAGAACGGCGTATCGAATGCCGAGCTGGAGAACGCCAAGGAGCTGCGCCGCTTTGCAGAATTCCTCGGCGAGCAGGTAGATGGAATCTACGGCGAGGGAACAGCGAAGATCCTCACAGGCGGGCGCTGCGAGCCTGCGGAGCTTATCCGTTTCATCTGCGAAACTGCTAAGTACTTCACCCAGACCTCCGACCAGCTCATCAGGCACTACACCGAAGCGATTCAGGGCGGTGTCATGAAGTGAATTATCTGCTTGAACAAATGCCGCAGGCAGTCCTAATCGACGGCGAAGCGGTACCTATAAATACAGATTTCCGGATTTGCCTGCGTATCATTCAGGCGCTGGAGGACGAACGGCTCATGGAACATGAAAAGCTTACCGTGCTGATCACGCTCCTCTATCCGGATCCACCGAAAAATACAGCCCTTGCAATTAAGCAGGGGCTGAAATTTTTAAATCTCGGCGAACCTGTTGACAGCAGCAAGGCTCGTCAGCAGATAGTGTACAACCTTAATAAAGATTCAGCGTACATTTACACGGCGTTTAAAAGCACTTTCAACATAGATTTAAACACCGTTGAAAATCTTCATTACTGGAAGTTCCGCAGTCTTTTTGCCGACCTCGGCAGGGACTGCTTTTTTAATACACTCATAAGTCTGCGTTCACGGCAGCGTTCCGGGAAACTTTCGGACAGCGAAAAGGAATTCGTCCGGAAGAACCCGGAGATTATGTCCCTGACTGAGCATAAGCACAGCAGCGCCGTGCAGGACTTTATCTCGAAGATAGGAAGGAGAGGATAGCATGTCACAGGCTGACGGATATGTCCGTATCGTCACACAGAACGATGTTTCTGAAGCGCAGCGCTCCACCGAGCAGCTCGGGGACACGATACATGATGCACTGGACACGACACCTGCGAACAACATGACGCAGGCTGTAAATGCCGTACGGAATGCAACTGAACAGCTTGGCGGTTCGGTTCAGAACTCCATGGATACCGCTCCGGCTGACAACATGACCGGCGCGATTGGCGGTCTTGGGGACGGTATTTCCAACACAGGCGAGGCTGCGCTCAAGACCGGTGACATCATCAAGGCTAATCTGGTTTCGGAAGCGGTTACGCAGGGTATTCAGAAATTGGGAGATGTCCTGAAAAGTTCTGCTTCCCGAACAATTGAGATCGCAGATGGTCTGGACAGCTCGGTAAATAAAATCGCCGCTGCAACAAATGCCAGCGCAGAGGAAGTGAATAAGCTGCGTTCTATTGTTGAACAGATCTACGGCGATAATTTCGGCGAGGGGTTCGAGGATATCGCAGACAGCATATCAAAAATCAAGCAGAATCTCGGCGAACTTGACGACAAGGAACTTGTAAAGGTCACTGAAAGCGCCTATGCTCTCAAGGACGTGTTTGATTATGACATCGCCGAGAGTTCCCGCGCGGTCAAGGCAATGATGGAGAATTTCGGTGTATCTGCTTCCGAAGCCTATGATTATATTGCCCGCGGCGCTCAGAACGGTCTCGATTATTCCGGCGAACTGCTGGATAATATCTCGGAGTATTCCGTGCAGTTCAAGAAGATGGGACTTTCCGCAAGCGATATGTTCAAAATTTTTGCGAATGGATCAGAAAATAGTGCTTGGAATCTTGATAAAATAGGTGATTCTGTAAAGGAACTGGCTATCCGTGTTATTGATGGTTCTGACACCACTAAACAAGGCTTCGAAGCTCTTGGACTAGATGCAGATAATATGGCAAAAAAGTTTGCTGCGGGAAGTGATTCTGCAAGAGCAGCTTTCCAAGAGGTGATAACCGCCCTTGCTGGAATGAACGACCCCATTGCACAGAACACAGCCGGCATAAACCTCATGGGAACTATGTGGGAGGACATGGGCGCGGAAGCAGTGCTGGCGCTGGGAGATATCTCCGACAGCGCGTTCGACTGTGCCGGCGCAATGGACGCGATAAAGGACGTCAATTACAGCAGCCTTAACAACTCGCTGGAAAATGTCCAGCGACAGATTGACCTGCTTATTGAGCCTATCGGCGAAAGTCTGATACCTGTTCTTGATGAAGCTGCTGATTCGGTTGCGGAGATTGCGCAAAAGGGCGACCTCAAGGAGATAGCAGTCAATGTCGGTAGCTTTATTTCTGGAACGCTGACGCTGCTACTCAAAAATATCAACCTTATTGCCTCGGCGGTCACCGGAGTAACAGCCGCCGTTATCGCCTTTAAGACCGCGAATGTGCTGACAAAAGTGATTGCAAGCTGGCAGACCGCCGCTTTACAGGTCACTCTGCTCGGAAATGCGCAGGGAGCGGCTGCAATAAAGAGCGCGGCGCTGAAAGGTGAGCTTACGGCGCAGGAGATCGTTTATGCTGTGCTTAGTGGAAAGCTGGATATTGCAACTGCAAAAACAATAGCACTCAACACTGCTATGAGCATGAACCCCGCAGGAATTATTGCCGTTGCGGTAGGTTTGCTTGCAACTGCTCTCACAGGGTTTGCAATCAGCGCCGGAACTGCGGAATCCGCAGCCAAAGAGCTGAACGACGCTATTGATCAGATGCACGATTCTGTTGAAAGTTCTATAGCTGACAACGAAGCCGAAATGTCAGTGCTGAAGGATAAAGTCAAGAGATACGACGAACTCCGCACTGCCGTAAGTTTGACAACCGACGAGCAGAAGGAACTCTCAACTCTGGCACAGGAGCTTCAGAGCGTTCTCGGCGATGAGGTCACGGTCGTAGACCAGCTCACAGGGAAATACAATGACCTTACTGACGCAGTCGATACTTATATTAATAAGAAAACCGCTTCTGTAAAGCTGACGGCATACGAGGAAGCGGCGAAAGAAGCGTATAACATTAAGCGTACAGCCGAGGAGACTATTTCAGATTTCAGGAGCTTATACGAAAACGGCGATATCTGGAAAATGTCATTGTGGAATCAGAAAAAATGGGGAGACGATGTACAAGCAGCCCAGAAAGCCATAGAAGAAGCCGATAAAACAATAGCGGAATGGCAGAGCCTTGCGTCAGAATCCTACAAGGACGGCATTACTGCTTCCGGGACAAAAAACCCTGCCTCCACCAGCAGCAAGCAGACTGAACCCGCTAACAGCCTCCCCGATTACTGGAAACAGAAAAGCGAGGATTTCAAGTACTGGAAAGAATCCTACAAGTACGACTATGATATGGGACGTATGTCTGCGGAGGAGTATTACGCTACCCTTGCTTCGCTCCGCGATGAGTTCCTTGAGAACGATTCGGACGAATGGCGCTCGGTCAACGTCGAAATAAATAAGTACTACGACAGCTTATCCGAGGAGCAAAAAAAGGCATACGAAAAGCGCCTTGAGGAGCAGAAAAAAGCAGATGAGGAAGCCAAAAAAGCCGCGGAACAGGCAGCCGCCGAAGCCATTGCCGCCCGGAAAGCGGCATACTCCGAAGAAAAATCCCAACTTGAATTTAAGCTGAAAACCAACCAGATCTCGGAGAAAAAATACTATTCCGAGCTTGCAAAACTCCGGGACAAGTACCTCGACAAAAACTCCGCCGAATGGCGCAGCGCTTTCCTCGAGACCTACGAGTATAATCAGAAGATAGTTCAGGCGAACAAGGACGCTCTGGAAAAGCTTCTGAACGATACCAGTGACACTACCCTGTCCGCGCTGGAGAAGATAGTTTCCGCCCGGGACAGCCTGACGGCTAAGCTTACGGACTTCAACAAAACGTTCGAAAAAGTCACCGAGACCATTCCGGAGACGATAGCGGTCAAGGGCGATTTTACGATCACCACCGCCGAGCATGATGTCGAGACCTACAAGATGGGCGCTGACAGCATTGAGGACAACATCAAGGTTCTTGAGGAATACGGCGCAATGCTGGACGCTCTCAAGGCGCGCGGCGCTGATGAAAGCACGCTCAGCTCCATACTGAACATGGATATTGAGGAAGGCATGGAGTTCGGCTCTAAGCTGCTCAATATGTCGGATCAGGCATGGAACAGCTATTTCGACAGCCTTGAGCGGCTCCACAAGACAGCCGCAGAAATATCCGCGAAATACTATCAGGACGAGGTCAACAGCCTCAAGGAGAACTTTGTGGACAAGCTCCGCAGCGCGTTTGACGGCATGACCAGCGACATGTATCAGGTCGGATTCGACACCGCAAAAGCGTTCGTCGAGGGCTGGAACAAGCAGCTCGGAACCGAGGATCTAACCCTCGGAGATATCGCTGCCGCGGTGAGCGGCGGAACGCTGTCCACTGCTCCTGTCGCCGCCCAGAGCATGAGCGCAGCCGGAACCGTACTGAGCGGCGCGACAAAGCTGATGTCCCAGATCGTAAACGTCCCGGTTTATATCGGTACGCAGAAGCTTGCGGACATCATGGTCGATGTCACGAATGGCAAGATAATTCAAACCGGCAAAAATGTGCTTATGACTTGAGAGGTGATGTTTTATGATGTGGTGGAACGGAGAACCGCTGCCGACACCATCCCCGGGGATATCCTTTGAGGAGCGTATCGTTGAGGGAACCAACAGTGGGCAGACCCTCGGCGGTTCCTACTCCAAGAAGATAATTGCCCGGAAAGAGGACGTCCGTGTAACGTGGGCGGGGCTGACCGCCGAGGAAAGCGCCGCAATCGGCAAAATCGACGCCAGCACTTACGGAAAGCTGACGTACTACAGCCCGTCGAAAGGCAAATTTCTGACGAAAACAATGCATGTCGAAAGCCATACGCAGGACATCAACGAAGCGGATATCCAGCTTGGGAAGTTCCAGGGAGATATCAGCGTAACTGTGCAGTTCCGCGAAAAGTAAAGGAGGCTTAAAGGTGTTTTTAATTACCTTTTCAAAAGCCGGTCAGGAGGATATCGTTCTGACCGAGGACGATCTGTTCGACTTTCAGTACGAAGCGAGCTGCTACTCCGGCGAGACCTTTGAACTTGGCGGCGTGAATGCGAAAACGCTGTACCTGCTCATTGATAACAATACGCAGCGTTTTTCCCGCGGGACGTTTGCGAACTGCCGGGTCAAGCTGGAGATCAACGGCAAATTCTTCGGGTACTACAATACCGAACTGCCGAAGCGCCGGAACGGTGTGATTGAGCTTACCGCATACGACGATATGGTGAAGCTGGACACCGAGTTCCCGACCGATTACACGTTTCCGCAGACGTTCTGGGCTGTGTATGCTCAGTGCGTATTTGAAGCCGGGCTTGCTTCCGAGGTGTCGTTCGACAACGTTGTCCTTAACGGCGCATGGGACAACGGCATTATTTCCGCTGATTACACGCAATATATCTACGCTAATTCCTGCCGCAATCTGGTGGCGGGAATGGCAGAGTGGAACGGCGGTTATGCTCATATTAACGATGATGGGAAGCTCCAGATAGACAAGTTTTCCAAGAGCGTGAGCCGGGAATACCGCTCCGGCGACCTGATGGAGCTTGACTACAGCGACGAAACCGTAACGTTCTCAAAGGTAAAGACCTCGCAGAAGAACAAGACCTATGAGATGGGAACGGACGATGGCTACACGCTTGTCCTTAACAATCAGTATATCGGCTATGGGCTTGATGATACGGCGTTCGAAACGGCGCTGGAGCAGATATACAACTACTACAAGGGCTTCGACCTTACGCCGATGTCGTTCACGCTTGCCGAGCCTGATTTTGACCTGCGTATCGGCGACAGAGTTAAGGTTTATGATGAAGAGGAGCAGGTAACTGTTGTCGGGAATGTTTCCAAAATCGTGATATCCGGCAACTGCTCTATGACTGTTACCTGCGGCGGGTTTGAGAACGTGTCCAGCCACAGTAATTTTACTCCGACTTCTTACAGTCAGGTTCAGCAGGCTAGTCAGGACGCGAAAGGTGATAGGACAGCAGAAAAGCTTGTGTCCCCGACCCAAACCTCGTATGCCGCGGTGCAGGACGGA